TAAAACGTTTCCGTCTAAATTGTTGTACCCATAGATTTAAGTGATAGAGAACATCTCACTACGTGCCCCGAATAACTATTACGAATAGTCAATTCCGTGTCACTCCCATATTTTAACTCTACAAAGATAATACATTTTTAGATAATTCCAAATAAAAATATATTTATTATTAAAATAAATATCTATGCCCGATAAAAACGACGCTTACGAGCAAAGTAAAACTATATTAAACACTGAAGAATGGATGATAGTTGAGCCAATGACAGGTTTGGCGTTTGAATATTTTGCGCCGGAAAAAATAAAATCTGAATGGACTAATAAATTTAGGGATGGTGATGTTTATTTTGTTATTGATAAGGATAAAGAACCGATTCAAACATACACTATTTTTAGAAATGATACCGACCATAAGATAGAATATATTGGTAGTGAGGTTATGAGAAATAGAGTCATAACTAGAAATGAATTATTTCATGAGTTACCTGATAATGTTAAATCAGAACTTGAACCCATAATTGGTTATAGTCCAATTTATGATTTATTAGTTAAGGTTAAGAATGGAGAACCGGTATCTTCTAATGAAATGGAACGTGCTGACGATTTAGTTTATTCATTTAATTACAATGAAAAAAATCCGGGTAAAAGTACAATTAAAATACGTTTTGATGATATAGAAGATTATGTTAAATTATTTGATGTTGAGGACGACGATATTTATTATGTTAATAGTTTATTTTCATATTATGGTGATGTGTTTCCTTATGTTGATTGGGATACGGCCGCTAATGATTGGAAAGAGGGGTATTTTTTCGGTTGGTTTTCAGATGAAAATAAAGGCAAATTAAAACAAATTTTAAAATATATCGCACCTGATTTAATTTCGTTAGATAGTGAGGAAATCAAAGAAATGGCTGGTGAAAAATTGATGGATATGTTTGAGGGTAAAATTTACAATATGTTAGAAGAGTATATTTCTCTTGAAAATGGATGTCGTCACGATGAGTCTAAAAAACAAATTAACGATGAACTTTGTGAGATTTTTCAAAACTATGGTTTAATTAATGTAGATTGTTTTAGAACTTATTATACCTCTGTTGGTCTTTTGTTATCAATGTTTAAAATTAGTAAAGACCCCACTAAAGACATTAAGGGTGTTTTAACAGATATTGGACACACATTTAACACTGGTGGATGGGATGAATATAGATATGAAATACAATGTAATGATTTTGATGAGCAACGACTTAATCTTGTTATAGGGGAAGAACTAGATGAAATTCTTGAGGATTTAGAAGAATCCGATAAGTATGTTGATATTTTAGAATATTCAAAAATCTATGACAGAGTTATATCCAAATACCCTTTAAATATTAGAAGTAAAACATCATATGGTAGAGAATTTTTTATTAGAAAAATTGACCCTGAAACAAATAGAATATATTTGGATGTCTTTGCTAACGGAGGTGTTAGAACTAATAGTTATACCGAAGAAGAGTTTAATAATTTTTTAGTTTCACCTGAATTATTTGAGGGTTTTGTTAGAATAAATTAAAATAATGTTTTTATGTTAATTATTTTTCCTATATTTGTGCTATGGAAAGAAATTATCAATTATTAAAAGATGTATTGTCGGTTCCGACAAAAACATATCAAGAGGACAGAATGGTAGAATTTCTAATCAATTGGTTAGAAGAAAATGGGATTCCCTTTAATGTGGATGAACATAAAAATATCTACGCGATAAAACAAACAGACGAATTTATAGATTATTTTCCCTGTGTAATTGCTCATACTGATACGGTTCATAACATAGACACGATAAATATTCGTGAGGAAATGTTACAGAACAATCAATATGAACTTAAACCAGCGTTAAAGGCTTATAACGATTCTGGAAATCCAACCGGTATTGGTGGTGATGACAAATGTGGTGTTTATGCTTGTTTGGAATTATTAAAAGAATTACCAAATCTAAAGGCGGCTTTCTTTGTATCTGAAGAAACCGGATGTCATGGGTCCAAAAAGGCCGATGCCAATTTCTTTATGAATGTTGGATACGGAATTCAATTTGATGCCCCGGGGAACAGAATGGTTACAGAATTTTGTATGGGAACACAATTGTTTGACCGAGAGAGTGATTTTTTTAAGACCTGTGATAATGTCTTAACAGAAAACTTTAAAGGTGAACAAGAATATTTTTCAAATCCATATACCGATGTTTATGCTTTGAAGAACCTATTTGACTTCTCCTGTATCAATTTTGCGATAGGTTATTACGACTATCACACAAGAAATGAGTATGTGGTTGTTGAGGATGTTTATAATGGAATAGAGACAGGTAAAAAGATGATTCAGGATTTGGGATATAAAAAATATCTATATAAAACGGATTCAAAATATTTTTATAAGTTTTAAATAAAAAACCCCTCCGAAAGGTGGGGTTATTTTTTTGGTATTTAAAGAGGGGATTATACATCCCCCTTTTTCTTTCTTGTCTTTTTTACAACTTCAACAACTTCTAAAAATTTAATTTCTTTACCATCAGAGGTGATTGTATAAGGGGTATGTTCTACCACATTTCCTTTTATAATCTCTTCAGACACAAAATCCTCAAGTTTATCTTGAATAGCTCTTTTAATCGGTCTTGCTCCGTATGTCTCATCAAACCCAACATCAGATATTAAATCCAAAACATTTTCATCAAAACTGATGTCGTATTTCATTCCAATTAATCTTTTAGTTAGAACATCCAATTCTAATTTTACGATTTTTTTGACATCATTTTTTACTAAAGGATTAAAGATTACAATTTCGTCCACACGATTCAAAAATTCCGGAGTAAAAAATTTCTTTAATTCCTTTTTCAAAACATCTCTACGATATTCTTCCTCAACATAAGCGCTCCCCCCCGTTTTAAAACCAACACCTGAACCAAAATCTTGTAATTTTTTTGCTCCAACATTTGAAGTCATGATAATCACACAATTTTTGAAATTGATTTTCTTACCTAAACTATCGGTTAGGTGTCCTTCATCCAATACTTGAAGAAGTGTGGAGAAAATATCTTTATGAGCTTTCTCAACCTCATCAAATAGAATAACTGAATATGGTTTATTCTTAACCTGTTCGGTTAGTTGTCCTCCATCTTCATACCCAACATATCCGCTAGGTGCTCCAATTAATCTTGATATGGTATGTTTTTCTTGATATTCTGACATATCCACACGAATCATATTATCCTCACTACCGAACATTTGTTTGGCGAGTTGTTTTGCCAAATATGTTTTACCAACACCGGTTGACCCTAAAAAGATAAATGAACCAATTGGTTTGTTTGGGTCTTTAATCCCAATTCTACTTCTTCTAATTGACTTGGCAATTTTTGAAACAGCCTCAGATTGTCCAATAACCTTATCGGATAAATTATTTTCCATTTCGGATAATAATTTAGTCTCATCAGAGTTTAATTTGGTGATTGGAATTTTGGTAATATTGGATACAACCTCATACACTAAATCAATTGTGATTTCTTTTTTATTTGTAAGAAGGTCCTCTTCAAACTTTTTCTTTTCAGCTTCAAGTTTATTTAACACTCTCTTTTCTTTATCTCGTAGATTTGCGGCCTCCTCATAATCTTGTCGTTTAACAACATCCATTTTTTGTTGTTTAATATCAGAAGCTTGAAGTTTTAACTTTTCTATTGAGTCCGGCATCTTAATTTCCACCTGACTTCTCGCACCAACCTCATCAAGGATATCAAATGCCTTGTCCGGGAATTCTCTATCGGTGATATATCTTTCCGCCAAATCAACACATAGATTTAAAATCTCGTTGGAATAGGACACCTTGTGGTAAGATTCGTATTTTTCTTTTGAATTCTCCAAAATAAGTAATGTTTCTTTTTTACTTGGTGAATCAACAACAACTTTTTGAAAACGTCTTTCTAACGCTCCATCTTTTTCAAAGTTTTTTCTATATTCGTCCAATGTTGTTGCCCCAACACATTGGATTTCTCCACGAGCAAGAGCTGGTTTAAAGATGTTTGACGCATCCATTGACCCAGATGAATTTCCGGCTCCAACAATTGTGTGAATTTCATCAATGAATACAATGATGTTCGGAGCGTTTTGAAGTTCCTCAATGATAATCTTCATTCTTTCTTCAAATTGACCACGATACTTTGTTCCCGCAACAATTGATGTCATATCTAACGATACGATTCTTTTGTCCATTAAATTTCTTGGACAATCCCCATTATAGATTTTAATTGCGAGACCTTCCACAATAGCGGTTTTACCACAACCAGGTTCTCCAATAATAATTGGGTTATTTTTCTTTCTACGAGAAAGAATTTGGGCAATTCTTGTTATTTCACTTTCTCTACCAATAACAGGGTCTAATTTCCCTTCTTCAGCCAATTTTATTAAATCTCTACTAAAATTGTCTAACACTGGTGTTGCTGATTCGGAAATAGTTGTATTCTTACCTTTTCCTTCATTACCATCCATAGATTCTATCATAATTAATTTGTTTTATTTAAACATAGTTGTTAATTTCATTATTTCAAATGATTTGACAAAAGTAATACCTATTTTTGAATTACCAAAACATTTTTTTAATATATTTATAAATATGGAAAATAAACGGCCTTGGATGAAATATATTGATACTTTAGGTATTGATAATGAACTAATGAAGACTTATAGGAAGATTAGATTGGCTTTCCAACGAGAGGGTTGGTCGGATGAGGATATTAAAAGTCCCCCATATTATCCAAATGATATATTGAGTAATTTTCAAAAATTCTCAACATTAAGGGATAATGTTTATTCAGAATTAAGAAGTTTTTTTGGTGATGTTGATAATAATCAGTTTAACGATTATATTATGGATAAATTACAAATAATTGATTTAGAAACACCTTTAGAAAATGGCGATAAAAAAAGAAACAATAGACGGGACTAAAATCATCAATGAGATTGAGTCAACAAACATCGTAAGAACTGAATACGATACCGAAACTAAAAAATTAATAGCTGAATTTAAAAATGGTATGAAATACGAGTATGAGGCAGTCCCTCATAATGTATATACAAAATTCAGAATGGCAGAATCACAGGGTAAGTTCTTTACCACAGATATTTCAAAAGTATTCAAATACAAAAAATTGTAACAATTATAAATAATTAAGTATTTATAGTTAATGAGCAATTTAAAAAGTATATTATCAAGTTTTAGATTACAAGACGAATTAAATCCTAAATTTTGGAACTCACAAGACGATAAAATAGAAACGATGAACCCTAAAGTTAGGGAGCGTCTTTTAGAAATCGCTTATGAGTTTATTGATTTTTTAGGTGTTGATGTAATTGTCTCCGATGTGGTTATGACAGGTTCATTGGCAAATTTTAATTGGTCTAAATATTCTGATGTGGATTTACATATAATTGTAGATTTTAAACAATTTTCGGAAAAAGAATTACCATTATACGAAGAATTATTTAGATTAAAAAAAACTTTATATAACGATAAACATAATATTACCATATACGGGTATGATGTTGAATTGTATGTTCAGGATGATGTGGAGAAACATTTTAGTAGTGGTGAATATTCAGTATTATTTGATGAATGGATTAGCGAACCAAAAAAAGAAAATGTGGAAATTGATACCCAATCAGTTAAAATAAAATCAGAAGAATGGATGAAAACCATAGATGATGTTATTGAAAACGCTAAAGATGAGTCATTGGACGACGCAAAAAAATTGATAGATAGATATAAAGATAAGTTAAAAAAGTATAGAACTTCAGGACTAGAAAAAGGTGGGGAACTATCAAATGAAAATTTAGTTTTCAAGGTATTAAGAAGAAATGGATACGTAGCAAAGTTGTTTGATTTTCAAAATGAGTACATAGATAAATTATTATCCTTAAATGAAATACAATAAAAAGAATTAAAAACACAACATTTTTAATTCTGAATATATTTATATATAAATTAATTTAAAAAACAAAAATAAAAAATGGGAAAATTAAAACCAATTGGTAGTGAAAAATTGGAGGGTATGGAAAAAATTGCTCGTATAATGGAAATTGCCAGGTATAAAGAAAATACTCCAAATTCAATTAATGAAAATAAATCAGTTGAATATAATAAAGTATTATCCGACGGAAACAATTATCAAATTGTTAAAGAAAGAAATGGTTATGTAATTAAAAAAACGTTATCTGAATCTACCGGTGAAAGTGATTATTTGGACCCTATGAAAAATAGAAAATATTATTCATCATATTCACAAGCCTTTAAAAGACTTAACTTAATTGCGAAAGAAATTAATGTTAATGAAGGTCAAGAAAATAATGTTAATTTATTTTTTGAAAGTAGTAATGACGCTACAAAATATATTTTAAAAATAGATGCTACAGAACAAGTAGCTCCTGCGGCCGCTCCGGCTCCCGCACCATCTCCGGCCCCTGCTCCTGCACCCGCTCCGGCTCCTGCACCAGCACCTGAAGAAGAATTAGATTTACCTGAACCGGAAGAAGATATGGATTTAGGTGATGACCAAGAAATGGACGATGAGGTTGTTAACCTTAAAGTTATTCAAAAGTTAACAGGGAAATTGGCTCAAAAATTAAGAATTCTTGAGGATAGTGAAGAAGAAAATCTTTCATCAAAAGATGTGAAATATGTAATTAACTCTATTTTATCGGCTTTAGATTTAGAATCTTTAGAAGAAGAAGATAAAGAAGATATTATGAATAAGTTAGAAGGTATTGACGATGAAAATCCTTTTAATGGTGGAAACGATGAAATGAGTGATGACGAAATGGGTGATGATGAATTGGCTCCGGATGAAGAATTACAACCTGAAGTACCAAGTGGTGAAATGGGTGAAGGAATGTATGGTTCATTTGGTAATTTAGATAGAAAAGATTTCAAAGGTGATAAATATTTTGATGAAAAAGATAGAACACCTAAAGATTCTGAGTTATATGGAATTTCAAATGATGACGATTTTGATACTGAAGAATTTGAAACTTTTAAACAATTACACGATAAATATGGTGATAAACAAAACTGGTTTGGTCCAAATGATGGAGAAAAACATTTTGATTACTATAAAAAAACAACAGGTAAACCATTTAAAGTGAAAACTAGAAAAAACGAAATGAACAATGACCACTCTAGTCGTATGGAAGAAATGATAGAAGGATTATTCAGTGAATCAAAAGTTGATAATATTTTACAAAAATATTTCAAAATTAATGAGAAAGAAAAACAAATTTTAGAATCTAAAATACAAAAATCAACTTCATTAAAAGAAGATAGAAAAGAAAAAATTAATAATATTAAAAGACTTTCTGAAAGTATTTCTCAAGAAGTTGCATCAACTAAAGTAATTAACAAATATCCTGAAGCAAAATTAATTGGTAAAACTAACAAAAATAATTTAGTGTTTGAAATGAACAATAAACAATTAAGAGTAAACACCAAAGGTCAAATATTGTAATGAATTATTTAATATATGTTAATGAATTAGGACCAAATTATAAAGGTGATAACATATATGAATTCATATTTTCGGATAGTTCAGAAAATATTTGGGGGGAAAATTGGGATTCAAAACCATCTAACGGTTACCCACTACCACCTGATTTAGAACATATAAAAAAAGTAGGAGTTTTGAAGAATGACGTTATAACAATGTCAGTAATTCAAAACTCTGACTATTTCTCAATGATTGATACTATTGATGGTATTATATCGTTGTCTTGGGAAAATGAAAACGATGATGTTGATTTTAACCACCAAAAAAGGTTGGTTTTTAAATTTGGGGAAACCGAAGAATCGGTTAAAAATAAATTATATGAACGAGATATCGTTTTAGAATTTGAAAAAACAATTACATATGAATACTAATCAAAAAAAATTAAAGTTAATTGGTTACGGATTAAGACCATCAACTTTAGAAAATTTAACCGAATCTCAAGTTAATTTATTGTTTGGTAAATTACAAGAACAAGTTACTCCTGTAAGTGAACCAGTAAAGACAGGTTATAAAGTTGGTGATAAAGGGGGTAATTTACCCGCAACACCTAAAGGTTATAATGTTAAAAAAAATCCTGACGGAACTTTCATGGCAACACCTAATGAACAAGACGATACTTTGAATGTTGTTCAAGACCCGGACGCAAGTGTTGATGGTATGGGTATGATGGAAGAAAAAGAGATTGACGAAAAATTTGAATCAAAAAAACAACAAAAATATTTCTTCTCTAAATGTGGTGACGGAAAAACCAAAGAACAAAAAAAATGGTGCAAAATGGCAGATGAATTCTCAAAAAAGACTAACTTTGCCAAACTACCTGAAAAGAAAACAGAAACTAAAGAAGGTTATTTAGATATGGTACAAAACGCACACGCTAAAGTTATGTCAAATAAAGTAGGACAAGTCCAACCAAATCCTAAATTTGTAAGTGAATTGGAAAATAGAATTACAAAATTAGTTGAGAAACACATTACTCCGAAAATGAGTAAAAAAGATTTTTTAAGTCTTTTAGATGAGGGGTCTGAAGTAGCTCCGGCAAAACCAAAAACTAAACCAACAACAAAACCGGGAACTGATTCTCCTTACAAACCTAAACCTGGTGTTAAACCAGCACCAAAGGCGAAAAAAGAAATTGGTGAACAATCTCCTGAGATTGCTCCGGCAAGACCAACGGTTAAACCGGGAACAAAACCTAAAAAACCGGGGTCACCATATAGTCCGAAACCAGGACCTAAACCAGCTCCAAAAGCAATTAAAAAGAATTTACCAAGTTGGTTGTCTTTTAATGAAATAGGTATTAAACTTAAAGGGTAATGAGTGTAAATTTAAAAATGGAAAATATGTTGAAATCAAAAGCAAATTTAGAGAAAAAATTAGTTAATGAAGGTTTAACAAAAAGAGAACAATTAATTTTGAATGAAATTAAATCTAACTTAAAAGAAGCTCCAATTAGTTATGATGGTCCTGAAAGAATGAATCCGGGAATTGAGAGAAAAATAGCTTCAAGACAAACCCCTTACGCTGACAATCCGGCATTACCAAAAGATGATGAGACGGATTATATTGAGGTTATATCTTCAAAACGTTTTAAAGACTCTGTTGAGAAGGTAAGACGATATATGGGAGATACTTCCGCTATACAAGGAAATAACCCTATGATGAACATCATGCAAATTGCAATGAATGGTTTACAACAAATTATGAGAGTTGAGTCTCAAAATAAAGAATATCTTGAGAATTTGGCTGTTAATTTGGTTAAAAAAGAATTAGGAATACCTGAAGGGTCGTTACAATTTGATGCACAACTTATCCAACAACCAATGAGAGCTGCTCAAGGAATGCAATCGGAACCAACACAACCTAGTGAAGAAGAAGTTAAAGACGCATTTAAAAAGGCTGAAGAACATAGTGAAGAATTACAAGATTTTGCTGACGAATTTGAACAATTTAATTTAGAGAAGGCAAAAAGAAGAATGATTAATTCTCTTATACAAGGCGCGGCGTTTAAAGGTGGACATATGTATGTTTTACTTAGCGACGAAATCAATAGATTAGACCCTAACTTATTAAACCTTTATGGTGTTACACAATCCTTAATGGAACATTTATATTGGTTATATCCTGACATGGAAGGTATGGCAGGTTCTGGTAGTGGTCAAATGGGTCAAAGTGAAGTTGATGAAGAAACTGACCCACCAACAGTTAAAGCGAGAGCAATGACATTCCCTTTATTAATTCACGAATTAGTGAAAGGTGTTTATGAAGTGTTTGGTACTCACGGTTTACCTGACGACCCAAAACAAGCTGAAATGGTTTTAGGAGCTGAAGATACTTTACCTGCTGAAGTATGGGATTCTAGATTAGGTCCAATATTTTGGGAAAAATTTATAGAATCATATCCGGACAAATTATTTGAAGATGATATGAAACATATCCAACATTACTTATTTGTTAGATTTTCAAAATTATCCGCACCAGAATTCATGAGAGTGGCTAAATTAATTTTACAAGGTGACCCAAAAGGTGGTGAATTTATCCAAAGAATGGTAAATGAAATCGTTGAGGATTTGAAAAAAGACGAATACGATGAAAAAATGGGTTCCGATGATGATAACGAAGACTACGGTGATGACGACTTTGATGATTTTGATTTGTCAGAACTAGGGTTCTAAACAAACAAAACGACAATCTATGTCAAATTTAACAAGAGAACAAGTATTAATAGAATATGTAAAATGTCATCAGGATGTAAGTTACGCATTAAAAACGTATCTACAGACTTATGACAATACTGTTTCAAAATATGTCCCATTAGAATTATTCCCGGACCAAATAACTTTACTTGAGGATTACGAAAATAACAACGAAAACATTGCGTTAAAATACAGACAAGCAGGTGTAACAACCGTTACTGCTGCTTGGGCATCAATGAAATTATCGTTTGCCAAAAAAACAAAACCAGAAAAAGTTTTGATTATTGCCAACAAACTTGATACATCTATTGAGATGGCAAACAAGATTAGGGCGTTTGTTGCTCAATGGCCTGAATGGGTTGGTATTGGATTTTCCCCCGACAAAAACGCTCAAAAACATTATAAATTACTTAATGGTAGTGAAGTAAAAGCCGTTGCAACATCAAAGGATGCACTTCGTGGATTTACACCTACAATCCTAATATTTGATGAGGCGGCGTTTATTGAGGCCGACAATGACTTCTGGTCAGCCTGTATGGCTTCCCTATCTACGGGGGGTAAGGTAATTGTGGTTTCTACACCCAATGGTTACGACCCAATTTACTATGAAATTTATGACCAAGCTTTAAGAGGTATGAACGACTTCAAGATTACCGAAATGTATTGGTATCGTGACCCTCGTTATACTAAAGATTTATACATGGTTAAAACTGAGGATATTATTCATTATCTTTTAAATAAAGAAGATTATGATGAGAAAGAAATTATTAGTTGGGCCAACATATCTCCATATGATAGAGACTATAAAGAATTAAGAGTTTTAATGGATGATGGATACAAACCATGTTCTTCTTGGTTTGAAGCGATGGTTAAAAAATTAAAATACGATAAACGTAAAGTATCACAAGAGTTAGAATGTAATTTTCTTGGGTCAGGGGACAATGTATTTGATTCTAAAATGATGCAAGGAATTCGTGAGAATATGGTTAAAGACCCTATTAGTAAAATGATGGGTAATGCTCTTTGGATATGGAAAGAACCAGTAATTGGTCACAAATATATCATGGGTTGTGATGTATCTAGGGGTGATAGTGAAGATTTTAGTTCATTCCAAATTGTAGATTTTGACACCAATGAACAAGTTGCGGAATATGTTGGAAAAATACCGCCCGATGTTATGGCAGAAATAGCCTATAAATGGGCTACAATGTATTCGTGTTTTGTTGTTATTGATATCACCGGAGGAATGGGTGTATCAACAGCGAGAAAAATGCAAGAGATGGGATATAGAAGTTTATATATTGATGGTGTTGATTCATCAAATAAATGGAAATACGACCCAAAAGCTTTAGATAAAATACCGGGAATAAATTTTAATAATAAAAGGGTTCAAATCATTGCATCCTTTGAAGAGGTGTTAAGACACGGATTTAAAATTTATAGTACTCGTTTATGTGGAGAAATGAATACATTTGTCTATATGAATGGTAGACCTGACCATCAAAAAGGTCATCACGATGATTTAATTATGTCAATCGCTATGGCAACATATGTGGCGGAATCATCGTTTAGTAATTTAACCAAAGTAACAGAACACACTAAAGCAATGATTGATTCTTGGTCGGTTAGTAATAATCAGAACGTAGGACAATCTATTTTTTTTAATCCGGTTATGCCAAATTTAACTGAAAGAATAAACCAATTTAGTTCAAGTCAAGTTTCCAAAGACGATTATATGAAATATGGTTGGTTATTTGGTGGAAGATAATATTTATTAATTAAAAGAAGATGGGATTTGTTAATAGAAAAAAATCAGGAAATATTATTGGGGGTTCACGACTAATAGTTGATGGGCAAAACATATTTAATGTGGTAATTAACTCGCCTAATTTTAATAAAGGTAAAAGTTCTCAAGATAATTCATCTTATTTTGAGCCAACACCAACACCAACAAATACCCCAACAGTGACACCAACACCTTCAATAACACCAACATCCGGTATATTACCAACACCTTCAGTAACACCAACAAATACTACTACACCTACACCAACACCTACAAATGAAGAATTACCAACACCAACACCGACACCTACAAATACTGAAACTCCGACTAATACACCAACCCCAACAAATACAGAAACTCCAACACCAACCGTAACTCCAACTGAGACAGAAATAATACCGGTAACACCAACTCCAACACCAACCGTAACTCCAACTGAGACAGAAATAATACCGGTAACACCAACTCCGACTGAGACGGTAACACCTACACCAACACTAGAAACGACATCGTTATTTATTGATATAGTTGAGGGTTATAATGGTATTTCATTTAATGGAGTTACATACACATCAGATACAACAATCAATGTTATTAAAAATCAACAATATAATATTATTGCGTTTAATGGTAGTGGGTTATTCCAAAATTGGGAGGGTACTAATGTTAATTTACCTGTACCTAATTCATCTAATACCATCGTGACTGTCACCGGTAATACCGCAACATTAAAAGCTGTGTTCCCTGAAATAACTCCAACACCAACAGTGACTCTAACTAATACTCAAACGCCAACTAATACACCAACACCAACTCCAACTATGACACCTGTATCACCTACAGCTAGTGTATGTGTTAGTGGTGCTGGAAGTGGGGTAGTAAATGGTACGTATACATATATTGGAACCGTAACTGCAAACGGATTTATTAGACCACGTTACGAACTTAATCTCACCGGTACTATATTTTATGTGTTAATTACACCTATTGGAGGAGGAGCAGTGTGGTCTATATATGAACCTGGAGCTGAGGAGTCTTATTATTTCGGTAACACTACACCTCCACCACAATATCCTTATCAGGAAACCTCGTGGGGAATAGTAGGTTTAGGAGTTCTACCGTTACCTACAGTTAATGTATTTGCTTGTCCATAACCCACACCTACACCAACAAACACATCAACAATGTATCAAATACTTAAATCTATAATAACTCAAATTTAATACGATATATAAACTATTTATATAAGTGAAAATATATTTAAATTTAGAACATGGAAAACAATCAAAATAATGACTTAACTGTTTGGCAAAGATTATCCAGAGCTTTTGGACCAAATGCTCAATTAAATCAAGATTACCCAACATATAAGTTAGATAAGAAAGAATTATTAAAAACTACCTCCCAAGCCGAATATGAACGTGAAAAACTTCAGGCTCAACAAACATATTATTTAGCTAATCAGTGGACAAAGATTGAGAGTAATTTATATACTCAAGCAGTTTATTATGAACCAACTCGTTTAGCATCATTTTATGATTACGAAAGTATGGAATATACTCCGGAAATTTCTGCGGCGTTAGACATTTATGGTGAAGAATCAACCACAGTTGACCAAAATGGTCATATGTTACAAATCTATTCAGAATCAAAAAGAATAAAAGGAATTATTTCAGATTTATTTAATAATGTTTTAGACCTTAACACTAATTTACCAATGTGGACAAGAAACACTTGTAAATATGGTGATAATTTTGTGTATTTAAAACTTGACGCTGAAAAAGGTATTGTTGGTTGTATGCAATTACCAAATATTGAGATTGAAAGATTAGAAAGAGGTATGGCGGCAAAATCAGCAAATGTTGATGAACCTGCTGAAAACAAAGGATTACGATTTAAGTGGAAAGCTAAAGATATGGAGTTTAACGCTTGGGAAGTCGCTCATTTTAGATTATTGGGTGATGACCGAAAACTCCCATATGGTACGTCTATGTTAGAAAAAGCTAGACGTATATGGAAACAATTATTGTTATCGGAAGATGCGATGTTAATATATAGAACGTCACGAGCACCTGAAAGAAGAGTTTTTAAAGTATTTGTTGGTAATATGGACGATAAGGATGTTGAGCCATACGTACAAAGAGTTGCCAATAAATTTAAAAGAGACCAAGTTGTTGATTCTAAAACCGGAAACGTGGATATGAGATTTAATCAAATGGCGGTTGACCAAGATTATTTTATTCCTGTTCGTGACCCAGCGGCAACATCTCCAATAGAGACATTACCCGGAGCTCAAAATTTAGCGGAAATTGCCGATATAGAATATATCCAAAAGAAATTACTAACAGCTCTTAGAGTCCCTAAAGCCTTTTTAGGGTTTGAGGAAACCGTTGGTGATGGGAAAAATTTATCATTACAGGATATTCGTTTCGCAAGAACTATCAATAGAATACAAAAATGTATGATTGCTGAATTAAATAAAATAGCAATTGTTCATTTATTTTTATTAGGTTTTGAGGATGAATTATCAAACTTTAGATTAAGTTTAACTAACCCATCAACTCAAGCTGATTTATTAAAAATTGATGTTTGGAAAGAAAAAATATTATTATATAAAGATGCTGTGACAGCGATAGAAGGTATTGCACCTGTATCTGTTACTTGGGCTAAAAAACACGTATTAGGATTCTCTGATGATGAAATTAAATTAGATTTACAACAACAAAGAATAGAAAAAGCCGTTGGAGCCGAATTAACAAATACCGCTACAATAATATCTCACACAGGTATATTTGATAATATAGATAAGTTATATGGTAGTAAATCAGGGACGACTCAATCATCTGAAGCTCCCGCACCAGCACCACCGGGAGGTGGAGGTAGTTTCGGAGGTGGAGGTTTTGGTGGTGAATCAGAATTAAGTGGAGAACCTGCATTAGGAGGTGAAGAACTTCCACCAGCACCTGAAGCGACTGGTGAGGCTGAGATAACACCGGAATCATTTAAAAGAAAAGAGAATTGGAATATTCTATTAGAAAGTGGTAGTTTAACTGACGATGATTCATATATAGATTTATCTAAATCTAGAAATTCTTTAGGTGATATTGAGGATGAATTGAATAAACTTCTAAATGATTGATATTTATAATAAAAAAAGAAAAATGACAAAGTTTGGTATATTAAAATCTAAAATTGAAAATGTGTTATTAGAATCATATAATAACGGGACATTTAAACAAGAAATAAAAAATTTTAAAAAATTGGTGTTGGAAAATAAAAACATCAGTAAAATTTTCTATATGTACGATGAATTAAATTCACCGAAAGCGTTATCTGAATCATATGTGAGTGATTACATTAACGAATGTATAACAATATATGAAAATACTATAAATAAAATATCCCCATCTGAAATTAAAACTTTGAATGAATGGGTTAAAGATTCTAAATCAAATGATTCTTATGACAATATTGATAATTTATTTTCAAGAGATGTCTTAACAATTGAATCAAGAATTAAAAGTAAAAAAATAATTGCGGAAAATTTAAGAAAAATACCTATTACTAAAACCGAAAATGTTAACATACCTTTAAAAGCGATGGTCAGTATCGCAAATCAAACAATTAGTAATTACATTGAATCATTGAACGAATCGGATAAAGATGAGTTAATTAAATTACTATCTGAAGATGATAGTACTCTTAACGAAGATTTTAATGTGATTAAAGAAAGTGTTGTTAATAAATTAACTAAAATGAAATCTACCTCTGATGATAGTTCAGTTAATAGCAGAATCAATGATACCTTATCCAAGGTAATATCTGAGAAATACAACAAACTAACTTATTTTAAACTTAAAAGTTTAAACGAAACTCTTTAGTCGTTATTTGATTTAAATTTCTTTTGGACATACTTTGCCTTAGAAAGTTCAGCTCTTTTAATAACAGACTCTTTAACAAATTCTTTTCTTTTAACAAGTTCAGAACTTTGTCGAGTTTTTATTACCTTACTTTTATAAAGTTTTAAAGCTCGCTCAATTGTAGTGTTTTTATCTAATTTAACTATTAACATATATTACATATATCCCCATATTTTAAAAAAGTTTTGACTAATGTAGTATTTTCACCTATTTTTTTAAAAAATAAACGAGAAAATATGGAAATTAATGAAAAAGGGGAAAACCTCACAAATTCATGGGTTTAAAACTGCCAAAATAATATACGGAACAGTTGACTCAATGAATTTAAAATCTCTCTACCTAAACATCCAAACGTGGGTAGAACCAATTTACGAATCTAATAACTGGACAAGAACAGTTCTTAATATGAGTAGAGGTATAAAACATTCAGTCTATGAATCATTAGACAAAACAATTTTTGACACAAATTTTATTGTTGACTTGGATTTAAGGTCAAGCGGTCTAACAACCGGAAAAAAATCTTTTATGAATTTAGAAATTAATTTTTTTATAATTCAAGCAGATATGGACTTCAAATCCGATGAAATTAAAAATTCACTAAAAGAAATTATTAACCAAATCTTTTTAGATAACTTTTTAGAAAATGAAAATTTTAAATTTTATCTAACAAAAAAAATCAAATCATCAGAGGAATTGGTACAAATTGAGAATGTTTAATATTTATAAATAAAACATTCAAAATGAATTTAACAATTTTAAAACCAAATGAAATAGGGAGAGGAATATTAATTGAGGAAGATGCCGGATTTATTTCACCAACAGATAAGAAAAATGCTGAGATGATTAAAGAGTCTAAAGAAGATTTAGACCATTCAAAACCTTTTGAATTTTATGCTGTTCTACAGAAATATAACACACCAAATAGAAATGGTAGATTGTATCCTGAAAGAATCTTAAAAAGAGAGGCCGAGAATTATAAAAAGATGATTAACAAAGGAACTGCCCTTTCTGAATTAAATCATCCTGAATCGTCGTTAATTGATTTAGATAGAGTATCTCACGCAATTACCGAGATATGGTGGGAAGGACCCGTTTTAATGGGTAAAATAAAACTTCTAACGTCTCCCGGTTTCCACGAAAGAGGTATTGTATCAACTAAAGGTGATTTAGCAGCAAATTATCTTAGACAAGGTGTTACATTGGGAATATCCTCAAGAGGGGTAGGTTCACTTAAAAAAGTTGGGGACCAAAATGAAGTTCAAGATGATTTTGAATTAATCTGTTTTGACTTAGTTTCATCACCATCAACACCGGGAGCATACCTTTTTCAAAACCCTGATGATAGGTTTAATTATGACGAGAATTTGGAAGAAGAGAAAAAAATGAAAGTAGAAAGACAAGTTGGTGAATATGGAAACAAATCACTTGACTTAATGAAAAAATTAAACGATTATTTAGGATACTAAAAAAAATTAAACATTATGGACGAAAAGTATTTCATCGCAAAAATTACATTGGATTCAGTAGATACTGAAACAGGAAAACTTAAAAAGTTAAGAGAAGAAAAATTAGTTAGTGGTTACAATCCTACCGACGTAGAGGCGAAGGTCACTAAAATTTTTGAAAATTATTCTATGGAGTGGAGAATAACCGCAATCGTTGAAAGTAAAATTAACGAGGTTATAGAATAAAAAAATTTTAATTAATTTAAAATAATAGGGGACATTTTGTCCCCTTTTTTTGTTTTTTACATTTTTGTGATATTTATTAATAAATAAAAAAGATGTTGTGAATATTAGTACAAATGTGCTTTTTTCATAATATCATATATTTATATATTAAAATAACATAAAACAAATGGCAAAAGAAAAATCTTTAGTTGAAGAAGCTATCATCCAAATGAAAAATTTGGAAGAAGCGGTAGCTGAAAATGCAAAAGGAATACTTGCTTCTACTATGAAGGAAGAAATCAACGAACTAGTAAAAGAATCTCTAACTGAACAAGAAGAAGATGAGATTGAAACTGACATTGACATGGAATTACCTGACATGGAAGACGAAGAGTCTGACGATGAAGAAGGTGATGAAATGGATATGGATAACCTTGATATGGACGATGACGATTCAGATGATGAAGATGAAGATGTTATTGACCTAACTAACATTAAAGATGATGAAGAAATCTTACGTGTATTCAAATTGATGGGACCGGATGATAATATTGTTGTTACTAAAGATGATTCTGGTAACATTAATATTAAAGACAACGAAACTGACGCTGAATATATGGTTGTTACAGAAGGTGAAGGTGAATACGGTGAATTTGAGGTATCAGAGGAATTTGAGGAATTAGAAGAATTTTATGAATCTGGAGAATCTATTGAAGATATTGTTGAAAGAATGTTCGGAAACGACGATAAAGAAGAGAAATTTTCTTTTGATGACGAAGGAGAAGGTTTTGATGACAAAGGAGAAGAATACGAAGGATTTGATGACGAAAGATTTGATGATTCTGAAATCGTTTATGAAATTCAAATGGACGAAGACGAAGAAGAAAAAGATTACATGGGTATGATGGATGAGGATAACTATATGGACGGTATGATGGACGAAGAAGAACCAGTAGTGGAATCTAAAATGTCTGTGAAACCTAAAGGAGTTGGAATCGGAAGTCCTAAATTCAAATACGATGCAAAACCAAACCAAGGAAAAGGATTTGATGTGAAGAAAAAAGAAGCACCAAAATCAGTTGGAACAGGTAAACCTAAATTTGAATATAAAGAAGGTGAAAACCTTGATGGAGAATTTAAAGACATCAAAAAAACATCCGTTAAAAAAGTAGAAACTAAAGAAGCTGCTCGTACATACGGAAATGGTTCTAAATCAGGTAGAGGATTAAGAAAAGGAATTACTCCTAACAGAAATCTAACATTTGAAAATACAGAATCAAGTGAATTAACAATCCTTAGAGAAAAGAATGAAGAGTATAGAAAAGCTCTTAACGTATTTAGAAATAAATTGAATGAAGTTGCAGTATTTAATTCAAACTTAGCTTATGCTACTCGTTTGTTTACAGAACACACAACTTCAAAACAAGAAAAAATAAATATCTTAAGAAGATTTGATAGTGTTGAAACTATTAAAGAATCTAAAAATTTATATCAAAATCTTAAAGAAGAACTTTCAGTTAAAACAAGTCAACCAATGAACGAATCAATGGAAAGAGCAATTCAAAAAACACCATTGTCAGGTTCAGCGATTAACTTAATTGAATCAAAAACTTATGAAAATCCTCAATTCCTTAGAATGAAAGATTTAATGGGTAAATTAAAATAAAAATAAACTAAAAATTAATAAAAACCAAAAAAATGGGAGCATTATTAGAATCAGGTCTAGTTGGTAACATCGGATTAAAACACCTTAAAGTTATTAAAGAAGACACAATTAACAAATGGGATAAATTAGGATTCCTAGAAGGACTTAAAGGTCACTTAAAAGAAAACGTAGCTCAATTATATGAGAACCAAGCGTCTTTCCTAATCAACGAAGCTACTTCTGACGGGTCTTCAGGTTCATTCGAAACTGTTGTATTCCCTATCGTAAGAAGAGTATTCTCTAAATTATTAGCGAATGAAATCGTATCTGTACAAGCAATGAATTTACCAATCGGTAAATTATTCTTCTTTGTACCTAAAATTCAAGGGTATCAAGATGGAGCGTCTCAAAATATGATTAACAACCAAGCAGGTGGTGACCACTTCGCTCCAATCGGAGCTCCGGGTACTGAAAGTCAAGGAATTAATGCTGGATACACAGGAGCACAATCTTACAAGAAAAATCTTTATGATTTATTCTATGAAGGAAATGAAGGTCAATTAGACCCAGCAGGTTTATTTGATTATTCAAAAGGTTCTTTCTCATCTGTAACTGCGGTAACTAATGTTGTTACTTGGTCAAATGGTGAGTTAGTTACAACTGCATCGGCTTATGACAACAAAAACGTAAGAAAAGTTTTAGTAGGTGTTTCAGGGTTTACTGCTTCAGGTGCAGGAAAATTAATCGGACCTGATGGTAATGAAATGGATAGTGAGACTTTCTTATCAGATTTAAGAATTTATGCAAATACATTCGCACCATTCTCAGCAAGTTCTTCTTGTGCAAGTATTATCTCAGGTTCTACTTCAACTCCAACACCACAATCATTATTGTTCAGAGTTGTTACTCAACAATATGGTAAAGGTATTGTACAATATGGTAAAACTACTACAACAACTTTCCCAGGTAATGCTGCGACAGGTGGTAACGGTGGTTCATTCTACGATGTTTGTGATGCTGAAGGTGTAATCTATTTAGAAATTGATTTATCTTGTCCGGTATGTGCTACTTGTGAAGGTGAAACTTTAGACGGATACACTGGTCTTACAATCGGTAATTTAGGTCAAACTGACTTTACAGCAGTTTACAGAAGATATAAAGAATTAGAATTTGAAGATAAAATCGGTGAGGTTTCTTTCGAATTAGATTCAGTTACTGTTTCTGTTACAGAAAGAAAATTAAGAGCACAATGGTCTCCTGAGTTAGCTCAAGACGTTGCAGCTTTCCACAACATCGATGCTGAAGCTGAATTAACAGCTTTATTATCTGAACAAGTTGCGGCT